AAATGCATTAGAGTTCGCCGCAGAAGGTGATGTGTCAATCACCAACCTGGTAGCCCCAACAAACGCAGATTTAACATTTACAACGTCAGGCACAGGAAACATTGTGCTAGATGCAATTACGGTAAACGGTACTACTTTGAGTGCCGCAGATTCAACAAAAATTACAGTCGCAGAAGCATTGGATGTCACAGGAGCGTTGGTTGCCGCAACCTCACTTAACATTGCAGGTGATGGTGCAACTGTAACGGGTATCAAAGATGAAGACAACATGGCATCAAATAGTGCCACAAAATTAGCCACACAACAATCTATCAAAGCATATGTTGATAGTGAAATATCAAGTATATCAACCACAGCAATATCACAAAACGATTCAAACATCACTGTGTCAGATTCTGGATCAGGCACAATTACAGTAACAGTAGATGGATCTCAGATTGGTCAATTCACATCATCTGGACTTACACTTAATGGCTCTGCTACGATTGGTGCAGTAACAACAAACTCTATTTCATCTAATGGTTCAAATGCTGATCTTTCTATACAACCAAGTGGAACTGGTGACGTTGTGGTAGGTGGAATAAGAATCAACGGTACAACATTAGATTCATCAGATTCAACAACAATCAACATCAACGAAAATGTAATCATAGATGGTAACTTGACTGTGGAAGGCACAGTCGACTTCCAAGATCAAAATATATCAAATGTTGGCAGTTTATCATTAGATTCTATAAGTGGTGACGCAGACTCAAACACGTCAATAACTTTCAGTGGTTCTGATGTTATCACAGTGGCGACAGGTGGATCAACAGCGGCCACTTTCAACGCAGACCAAACAACATCATTCAGTGGCGCAGTGAATATTACAACTACAACAACAGGTGATTCATTACTGATCACAACAACCGAAGACTCAAACAGTGCCGCACCTGTCATTACCTTAAAAAGAAATAGTTCAAGTCCTGCAGATGCAGACTACCTTGGAAGATTAACTTTCAAAGGAGAAAATGACGCGGACCAGGCAGTGACTTATGCTAGAATATCAGGAAAGATTTTAGATGCATCTGATGGCTCAGAAGATGGTGCAATAGAATTCAACACAATAAAAAATGGTTCAGCAACAATCTCGGCTAGGCTTAACAGTGATGAATTAAAATTATTGAACGGCACAACACTCGACGTCGACGGAGCAGGAACGTTTGCTGGTTCAGTCACAGCAACTTCCATAACAACTAATGACATAGCATCCAATGGATCCAACGCAGATCTTTCTATACAACCGAGTGGTACAGGAGATGTATTAATAAGTGCCTTAAGAGTAAACGGCACCACATTGGATTCATCGGATTCAACCAAGATAACCATTGCTGAAGCATTAGATGTAACAGGAGCACTGACGTTTTCAGGATTCACACTACCAACAAGCGATGGTACAGACGGCCAAGCTCTTGTAACAGATGGTTCAAAAACTCTAAGTTTTGGCACAGTTGGTGCGGCTCCTGTCAGTGATGACAGTGCGGCAAGTGTTGTGAATGATAAAATGATTAGATCAACAGCAAGGACAATTGACTCTTTTCATACCACGTTCCAAGACAGTGTGCTTTACTATATCGTGTCAAATGATTTCAACGAAGACGCCATAAATGTTCAAAAAGTTTCAGTCTGTCACAATGATTCTGCCTCATTCATATCAAGTGTAGGTGCACAATCGAAAGCATCTACAACAATGACTGCGTTTACAACATCTGTAGATAACAGTATGGTTAGAGTCAAGGCGGCAAGTTCAAATGCAGTGGGAGGCTCTTTGTCCTTTTACAAATTTGGACTAGGAGATAACACATCAACAGGCACCAGTAACAATGTGATTATTTCCCAGAACACAGATGTTGATTCTGCATCAGAAAGTCTAGTTACTTTCGCCCATGCCGACTTTAGAGGCGCAAAACTATTCATCAGCGTAAACAACAACAGCAAGACAGAGGTTGGAAACACAGAAGCACTTGTTGTGCATGACGGCAGTAACGCATTCATATCACAGTTTGGTGGTATACAGACGGGCAACCAGCCGATGTTAACACTCACGGCGGCAATCAGTGGTAGCAATGTGGTTGTGTCAGCGGCGGGCCTAGAACCAAATTTAAGAGTAACGATACACGCAATTATGTTGAAAGACACAATGACATCCAATGATGGCACCTACTCTAACGCAGAAGCGATTGCTCCTGTGACTATTTCATCAAGTGCAACAGCAGTTGATGAACTTGTAGAGACGACAGCCAACGGAGCGGTGTACTATCTAGTTAGTAAAAATGCTTCTGAAGGAGAATATGCTGTCAACGAAGTCTTCTTTGCGATGGGCGGCGGTGACATTACCGTGGCGAGTGGACCATTTGTCAGTACAAAAGGCACAAATCAACTTAATTTCACAGCAGACTACAAAACTGATGTGGAAAACACAGGTAGGTTGTTGGTATCTTCCACATCCGGTGCTTCGACAACCGTAAGTGCGTATAGAATAAACGCCCTGGCGAAATAACAGCAAATACTAATAAATACAACACATTAATAACAATCATGCGGGAGATATGGAACCATGACAACACGTAACTTTAGAGTTAACAACGGATTAGAAGTAGGTGATATCACAATATCAGCAACGGCTAATACCATAACAGGCGGAGCGACGGCGGCACCAAGTGCTGATGGTCAGTTCGCAAACAAAAAATACGTAGACGATTCGATTGCGGCAGTTTCGACAACTGCAATATCGCAAGGCAACAGTAACGTAACAGTAACTGACGCAGGCACAGGTAAGATCGAGATCACAGCAGATGGAACAGAAGTGGCTGACTTTGCGGTGGCGGCTACTACAATCACTGCCACAGGAAACATCAACCTGACAGCAGGTGCAGATGTGGCGATACCTAACAACATCGGTTTATTGATGGGATCAGGCGGTGAGAAAATTGAATCGGACGGTACTAATTTAACTGTAACATCAACAGGTGCACTAACACTTACAGCAACTGGCGAAACTATTATTACTAATAACTGTAGAATTTCGGGCAACTTAACAGTTGATGGAACAACAACAACTATTAACACAACAACACTTTCAGTTGAAGACAACATCATTGAGTGTAACAGAAACGTTTCTTCAAACTCAGGAATGCCAACACTATCTGGATTAAAAGTAAACAGAGGTGATGCATCAAGTGCCACAGAAAACGACCTTTACTGGGTATGGGATGAAAGTTTTGCAGATGACGGAACTACAATTCACGGTAATGCAGGTGGTGCCTTTACAGCAGGCAGAGGTATGAACCCAGGCGACATTGATGCATTAGTAGATATAAGAGCAAACGTTGTACACGCAACATCCACTTCGGCGCAATACGCGGACGTGGCGGAGCGTTTCGAAGCAGACGCTCCTATGTCAGAAGGTGCAGTGGTTGAAGTTGGTGGATCAGCAGAAATAACAGAAACAACATCTGACATGTCAGACAATGTTTTTGGAGTTATCTCGGCTCAACCGGCCTATGCTATGAACGCCGGAGCAGGTAACAACGAATCACACCCTTTCGTTGCAATGACAGGTAGAACACCTGTGAGAGTAACAGGTGCGGTAACTAAAGGTCAAAGATTAGTTACATCATCAGTAAAAGGTTGTGCTAGAGCAGTTGCCACAGGTGAATCAATATCACCATTCAACGTAATTGGTAGAGCATTAGAAAGTTCAACAGACGCAGGAATCAAATTGGTAAACTGTGCAGTCAGAACAAACAACTAATAAATAATTTTACTTTTTAGTAGAACACTAAGGGCGGTGGCAACATCGCCCTTTTTTTTATGACTTTGCAAACAGATGGCACAGACAAGAATGGCAACTATGATATTCTTCATGAGTACGTAGGGGACAAACATTTACGCAGACTCATAGATGTTGGTGCGTGGTGGGGACCTTGGTCTCTGTATTGGCAGTCACGTGCTGAACAAATTGAAATTTTTGAACCAAACAAAAAGATCTTGCCTATGTTACAAAACAACATTTCTAAATTCACTAATTGCACCTTGCACAAAACAGCGTTGGGCAACTCCCAGGGCACAGTGTCAATGGATTATGAATCTCACTCGGGAACCAATCATATTACAAAAATGAGTGGCGACATCAATATCACAACTTTAGATAGTTACAAATTCGACAAAGTTGACGTTATTAAAATTGATGTTGAAGGTTACGAAATTTCAGTGCTGGAAGGTGCCAAAGACACAGTGCTGAGCCAAAAACCAATAATTCAAATAGAGGCAAACAAGTCTGGTGAAAGGTACGGCAACAGCAAAATGGACATACTTGAAACACTGAAAGGTTGGGGGATGACCAGATTAGTAAAAAAATGGCCGGACCAGGTATGGGCTTTCTAAACTATCAAATCAAGAATGGTTTGTAGTTTTCCTTTGATACTTTTGTTGTTTAATGTGTTCTTCAATCCCATGTGTAGATTCTTGGGCCAACACTCAAAAGCAGTCCAACAGTATCCTGAATGTTCTCCGTTTAGTTTCGGAATAAATTCTCCGTCTACTGCAATTAGATAAGTGTGAAAGAAAAATTTTTGATCATTGGATGTAAACATCTCTAATGGAATCACTTTCTTAAACTTTGGAGTTTGCCCGACTTCTTCTTCTATTTCTCTCTTCAATCCTTCAAAAGCACTTTCGGTAAATTTAGACTTGCCGCCCACTAGGCCCCACATGCCTTGAGTCTTCTTGTCTGTCCTTTGCAAGAACAAGAAACGTTTCGTGCCTGTGGAATAAAATAGGGCACCTGAACAAACTATATTTTCTTTCATGCTGTATTATAACAGTAAAAATTAATTAAATCAAGGGGTGGTAGCGTCAGTGGAAGCATCATACGAAGAAGAGCCACCTTCTAAAACTATACTCCAATTACCTTGTGTGTAGATGCCTTCGTAGGATTTTAACCATTCTGTGCCGTTGAATCTGTACTGAATTCCTGTGTTTAGATTGGTAACATAATGTTGTGTGGAGTCAGGATTAGATGCATCAAAAGCCACGTTCCATTTGCTAGTTGAACTGTTGTATTCTATTATGTCTCCAACACTTGCCACCAAAGTGCCCCAAGTCGAACTTCTGAATGATGCTGTTGAATCTCCAACATCGTTGATTACTAGATACCTGTCACCGTTAGCCGGAGTTCCTGGATCAAATGTTGCTGGATTTACTATTTTTTTCACCGCGGTCAAAGTATTTGCAGGAATAGTATCTGTGTCAATATTATATAATAAAATTGTATCGTCCAATGTTGAGGTACTGATAGTACCAACAATATCATTTCCTGTAGGTTGTGTAAGCCTTATCTGTGAGGTACCATTGGTTACCTTTCCATATTGATCTAACAACACCTTCCAATTAACTGCTGGACCAAATGTTTCAAAAGGATCTGCCAATCCTGGATCGTTGGCACCTGTGTGGAATCCATCTCCACCAGATTTTACATTTACCCCAGTTGTGCCTAATAATCTCAATTGGTTTCCTGTTACCAACAACCCAAAGTTGTTTGGTGTTATGAAACTTCTTGTTATCAAAGATCCGTCTATCAATCCTTTTGCTATTCCACCGTCGTCGTCATACATGCTCATTATAATTTTTTGTACAACACCGAGTTTCTTAACTTTTACAGGTGGTGACAACCATATTGGCATACTAAAAGTCATTGATGCCACATCAATTTCGCTGTCAGCACCTACAGGAATCGTCCTACTGCTGAAAGTTGTACCAGTCAACTCAACGTAACTCAAGGATGTCCAGTCTATGTAGTTGTCCGTTTTTTGTATTTCAAAATCTGGATTGAATAGGTACAATATTTGCTCAAGAATTTGTAACTTTTGATCTGTATTAGTTGTGTATATGTCAGCAGTCACTTCTAACCTGAACGGTGACGGCATTACCTTTTCAATCGTGTATCCTGCGCCTAACTGATTTGTGTAGTTTCCTGTGGTTGGATCTATGTCTCTTTCTTTTAGATGTTGTTTTTCAACATGATAAGGATTCTGCATTCTGTCTCTATCATAGTTTAACTCTCTAACATAACAAGCAATTTTTGGTGCGTACTGTAGAGCGTTCTCACTGTTGTTCCTTATGATGTTTGCAACTTGCCTGGTTGGGTCACCGTAAGTCACAGGCACCGCTCTTAATTTTATTTCGCCATCACTGCCCTTGCCTGTTTCTACAGAGAAATTGCTCAAAATCCTTATAAATTGAGTTAAAAATTTCCTAACCTGTCCTTCGTAAAAGTGTAACATTTTTAATTGTCAGCCTTTGGTTTCAAGGCATCAGACAACGATTGCCTTTGTTTTGTAGTTAACCCATTTATAGTGGCCTCGTTTGTATTATTGATAAATCCGGTCTTGTAATTTACACTGGCGTCATTGTTTGTGAAGTTCATTCTAACAGAATCTTCGATTTTGACCCATCTATTACCGTCATATCTAAATAGCCTGTTTGGAAGGAAGTCCGTCCTTAAGAAATAGTCACCTTTATCCACGTTTGAACTAGGAAATGATATACCAAAGCCCGCAGGCGATCCATTTGGCGCAACGCCATCGCCATCCAAGTAAAATCCATAGTGTGATGCCGCTGGTGTGTCTATGACTGCATTCACAGTTTTATCAGTGCTTACTCTTTGATCTGCTGTGTTAACATTGTCAGTCCTGATGTTGCCCCTTTCATCTATTGGAGCCACATAGTACTGTTTGTAATTGAATCCTGATTTTGGAGCATCTGACTCCGCCTGTGCCACAATCTGGTCATTTATAGTTTTTTCTCTATTGAAAGTAGACATGTAACTGGCAACTGAATTCTCTGTTGTGGCGTCTCCTAATATATCTCGGAACTCCTGTGAATCTACCAATGACTTCATTTTCAATCGCAATAGATGAGGCCACCAAGTCTGTGAAAACCCTTCCGCGGCCCTATTAACATCTTCGACCACATAGTATCTTTTCAGAGCAATTGGTATGCTTTCATCTAAAGAATAGTCTTCTTTCATGTGTGGAAATTCTATCACATCTCCGCTCATAGGTTTCCTTCCTATTCGCTCTACAATATCATTTAAATGCACAGTTAAAAATAATGTATCATTTTGTAAAAACATTCCAAACTGTGATAGGTTGAAATCTTGATCTTGAACGTTGTAAATCCCTCTAACAATATAGATATCGTCGTCGTATTTTCTGTCCCTGTTCTCTAAAAATAATAGATCTTGTATGGTTCTTTCGTTTAGACTGTCACCGGAATAATTTGGTTGTGTTGGACTGGCGTTTCCGTCTTTTTGCAGTTCACCTTGATTGTGTGGGCCAACATACTTGTGGAAATGGAGATCTGTGCCTCCCACCGTAAACATCTCTCGTATGTTCCGATCGAAGAACTTGTAGTCATTGCCTTTTTCAGGCTTGAAAATGGATAATCTTGGCATATCACACATATTTATTGAATGCACAACGACTATAAATATGTGTATGTCAGAACTACAAACAGGCCAACAAGAGATATTTGATTATGTGAAAAACAACCTCGGCGAGGGCATGATCGATGTAGAATTGGACCCAAAACACTATCAAACGGCGCTAGAAAGAGCCGTTAATAAATTTAGGCAAAGATCTTCAAACGCTGTGGAAGAATCTTATGCTTTTCTAGAGTTGAAGAAAAATCAAAACACTTACATTTTGCCCGATGAAATAATCAATGTAAGAAGCCTACATAGAAGAACAGTTGGTTCAAGAACCGAAGGTGGCGAGGGCGGAACACTATTCGAACCTTTCAACCTGGCCTACACAAACACATACCTATTAAGGGCAGGAGCAACTGGCGGCTTGGCAACCTACTACGCTTTTGCTTCATATCAAGAATTAATTGGAAAATTATTTGGCAGTTTCATTCAGTTCCATTTTGATGTTGCGACAAAAAAACTTACTATCACGCAAAGACCAAGAGCAGATGACGAAACAGTTCTCATGCATACTGATAACTTCCGACCAGACATAACATTATTCAAGGACATATACGCTAAACCATGGATCAGAGATTACACGCTGGCTGTGAGTAAAATGATGTTGGGAGAAGCAAGGGGAAAATTCAATCAAATTGCAGGACCACAAGGTGGCACAAGTTTGAACGGTGCAGAATTAAAATCACAGGCACAGGCGGAGATGGATAAACTTGAACAAGATCTAGGCAATTTTGCAGAAGGCGGCACACCACATAGTTTTGTTATTGGTTAATTCTTAATCAAAAATTTTTAAATAAAATAGTCATGACAGACTCCAATTACAAAAAATATTCTGACCTCTCGCTAGAAGAACTAGAACAAGTTGTCGAGGACATAGAGAACATGAGTATAGCGGCTCTTAAACATGGAAAGAAAGACCTTAGGATTACCATGCTAAAGACAGTGCGAGAAGCCAAAAAAGTGATTGAAAAACGCCTTCAAAAATAGTATAATAAACCTATGTTGATAGGTATTGTAGGACTAATCGGATCAGGAAAAGGCACAGTTGCAGACAGACTTGTAGACAAGCATGGATATCAAAAAGATAGTTTTGCCAAAAGTTTGAAAGATGCAGTGGCATCAATGTTCAATTGGGATAGGAATATGTTGGAAGGTGACACAGAATCAAGTAGGCACTGGAGAGAACAGCCTGATAAATTTTGGAGTGAAAAATTTGGCAAGCCTGTGACCCCTAGATGGGTGTTACAGTTTTTTGGCACAGAAGTGATGAGAGCACGGATGTACGACGGAATATGGGTTGATAGTTGCATGGGCAGGTACAAAGGCCAAAACACGGTCATTGCAGACACAAGGTTTCCAAATGAGGTCAAGCAAATAAGGGCACACGGGGGCAAAATAGTTCGCGTCAAAAGAGGTGCGGATCCTGATTGGTTTGTAAATTACGTTGAAGGCAACGTTGAGCCTGTGGGTATACATTCTTCAGAATATGCCTGGGCCAAAGAGGAGTT